TACACTTAGCAAATGTAAGTTGGTGCGCAGAGGTCGGAATTAAACCGCCACAACCACTTCGGAAAAGTGGCATGCTATCTCTTACATCATCTGCGCATAAAGTCATACTAATCTATCCTTTCTGTCATAATTCCCTTCCAAGGTGTACATATCACCTTCCTCACGCTTTACCTTAACAATACTTCCCAGGGTAAAACTACCCGGCTTTGCACGGAACTTGCCATGTGTACCATCTGGAAATTCAATGAATCGCAAATATGGATTCTTCGGTAACAAATATACCTTAGCAGTACGTACTTCCCCCATACTCTGCTTAATCATTCCTTCCTTAATCAATGTACGCTCGCTCTTCTCCTCCTCTTCTTTCTGCGGTTCTTCCAACTCAAGTAACTTAGCAACCATCTTCTTGCTCAATCGCTTGTTACTAAACGCCAATCTTACAGTAATTGGCTTTACTCCCACCAATTCACTAAACTCCGTGTAATTCATACACGCTAATTTCAGTATTGCTTTTCCTCGCTCTGTGTCCATTTGTAGCCTTATGTAGTCTTACACTTGACAATGCAAGTATTTTCTGAAAAAAAGTCTAAACAATGGGTTACTTACATAAACGAAAAGCAAGAAAACCCGGTACTGTCCGTGGGTTCTGTGATGATATGACAAAAAATAATATAATTAAATCAGCAGCAAAAATTGCAGCCAAACAATCAAATGCAACAAAAGAGGCAGAGATCCTCAAGCAACAAGATCCAGAACTTCGTCAGTCAGTTGCCAACTTCCTACGCTATCGCTTAGACATGACAGAACAGGAGTTTCTCAACAAGGTAAATTCCAAGCTCTCTGATATGGTAGCAGACTCACTCAACACTCTACATAACAAACTAGACGAGATACCTCCACAAAACCTTGCCTATGCAGTGGCAGTACTCATGGACAAGTTCCTTACAGTATCAGGCAGGCCATCTAACATCACCGCATCGGCAAATGTAACTCTCGGTGCATCAGATATGTCCCCGGATCAAGTACGATCCATTCTCAAAGGGGCAACCAAAGAAGTAAAAAAACAACCCACCAAAGCATCAGAAGAAAAAGTAGTAGACATCACTCCAAGTGACTCCTCTCAATAAACAAATTATTGCCCTTCGCAAAAAAGGTCTGACCTTTAACCAAATTGCAAAGAAACTCAAATGTTCAAAATCAACTGTATCCTATGCCCTGCGAAAAAAAACAAGGCAGAAGTCCAAAGAAAAAAGTGCAGAATATCCAAATCACTTAAAAAAAATAAACAGTAAAATCTACTCCTTTACTAATCCAAAAATTTCAACACAAACAAAAGCTGCCTGGTATATCAATAAATCACCAAGGCAAAACACAAAAGCTATATCCGATAAAGCAAATCGATTTCAACGAAAAATGACGTTCAATTATAAAGATGTTCATACAAAGTATGGTGACCACTTCCCTTGCGCACTTACAGGAAGACCACTTGAATTTAATGAACCACAAACATACGAGTATGACCATATACTTCCAACATCGCGTGGTGGAGATAATTCAATCGATAACCTGCAAATACTCTGCCCAGAAGCAAACAAAGCAAAAGGTATGATGACAGATAACGAATTTAAGGATCTATGTAGAGAAGTAATTATCCATGCTGGATACAAAATCTATAAGCCAATAGATAAATAACTTGTAAGGTATTGTGACGGGGTTTCTTGATTTTCCCTGGTTAACTCATCGCCTGCTTGGTAATCACATAAAAGCCAAGCACCTCCCCTTTCCCTAGTAAATCGAGTAACACACTCCATACCTACTAGCTAAACTACAACCACCATACAACACCCTACAAGCTATTGCACGGGGGGTATGGGGGTATAAGGTATACATTATATGGAAGCGTGGAGGTATGCCCCCACATCATAACCATGCGCAAGCAACGCCCCACTCTGGGGGCAATATTGCAAAAAAAGTTATGCAGGGGGTGAAGATAATATAGAAAGAACGCAGGCGCGCACGCACACCCCCGCCCCCCCGGGTGCGTGCCTAGCGTATACGCAAATGCGCGTCTATTTAGAGCATGATTTGCACTGTTCGCTATTACTAGTGACAGGCACACATGCTTAAACACTGACATTCAAGCTTGCGACGTGGCAAAGTTGTAGGATCGCACGCAAACAAGAGCTTGTATTGCTTGGCATGGTGGAATGAGATTGCAAGCTTGCTAATCTTGCACGCAAACAATGATTTGCTTTACAGGTGTAATCCAAAAAAGCGTACCCACCGAGGAATGCTTTTTATCGCAACTTACTTGCAATAAGGATTCCGTGATGGCTTGCATTCAATGTCCTCACTTTTCCATGCCACCATGCCACAAGTCCACCATGAATTGATGCAACCAGTTTGCAAGATTGCTTGATATTATTTTGCAATAAACTTTATAGCGTTGCGCCAAATTGCCATGAAATGGCAACGGGCGGCATGGTGCATGGTTCATGAATACTCGCTTGCAAGGTGTTTTACATAGCAAGCTTCTTAAGACTACAAATAGTATTTTATTTCTTGACTTGTGTCCATGCATGTGTTTTTCTGTACGAATCCAAAGCGAGATACTCGCACTTATTAATACTAATAAAATACTACATATGAAAATTACTACAAATAATCATTATCGCATGATCTTATCTTTTTTCGATCTTACGGAAAAAGAGCAAAACGAAATTAAAGATAATTACGACACAATCGAAGAGAGTTCATTCTTTCGCTATCGTGGGCTTGTTTATGATCTTTGCGAGTTTATGCGCAACAATGACAACTCTCCCTTTTGCAATGATTGGGACGGATATCATAATGACTCATTTTTTAGCGCTGTGCTAGTCAAATACTCATCTTGTAATGATGGCGTAAAAGTTGGTTTAGCAATTTCTTAATCTCTAACAATTATTAATATGAAAATTACTACAAGAATACTTGATGACAAGGTTCACACCTTAAATGTGTTACTTGGACGTCCATTGACTCCTTACAAAGAGGATAAGTGTGGCGATCTACTCAAAGGTACTCATGGACAAGTTATCCCATGTGCAAATCACTTTATGATAGATAACTCATACGGTGGTGTACGTCTTGATGAAATGGCTAAAGGAGGTGGCGTTAATGTTATACTTGATCGTTCCACTAAGCGCGAGCTATGTGATCAAATCAATGCATTGATCAAGGGTTATCAAATTGCTTCTAACTAACTACAAACACCTAACTTTAAATACAATGTCACACTACGAACTTAGCCTAATACTACTCGCACCCTACGCCATTCTAGGCGCTTGGATAGCAATTCAAACACTTAAAGCAAAAAGGAGAAACTAAGCATGAATCCTACACTTAAAGACGAATTTAAACTTACCAATGACGGAGATAATTGGGGTAATGTAATGGCATGGTTATTTGCCATAGGTGATTACATTACATTTGAAACAGACAAATGCATTCCTGACACATGGCAATTTAAACCAAGTATGTGTGGTGCAAATGAAGATTGTTATGTATTCCAATCTCTACGCCATTTTGCATTTGAGAAACACGTGACAAGCGAGGAAATCTTGCAATTTGGCAACATACTTATTCGCGCTCGTGACATTCTAGAAAGCAAAGGAGAAAGTTACTAATGAGACACGCAACACAACTCTTTCCAATCGCTCTGGATCGCTTGATTGCGATTGGCGAGAAAGGCATGAAACAAAGAGAGAATAGGGAGCGTGCAAAGCATGTGGCACGTCCTCGTGAAACGAGGGCATGTAAGCATGCAGCATGTAAGCAAACCTTCACAGAAAGAGAAAAGATACAACTCACCTTCAACCTTAAATAATTATGATCAAAATAGAAAAAGATTTATTTAAACTAACGAGAAACCAAGCAAAGCAATTACGCAAAGCATGTAAGATTGCAAAGCTGGATTTTATAGCAATGGCAGCACGTCCAAAGGATGCGCTTCAACTTATACAAGACGTACAAAACAGAGAAGGGATAACATTATGAGCGAGAAACAAGTAACATTTACACCAGGGCCATGGGAATTAGTGCAAGAAAGAGATTACCTTAACTTGCAAGAGAAAGATACAAATCTAGTCATTGCACAATTCATGGGAGCAAGTGATGAAGATGCCCGGCTAATTGCAAGCGCGCCGGAGCTTTTAGAGCAATGCAAACTCTTTGAGCAATTGCTTACTACTTTAATCATGGAAGGACATAGTGGCGCTGATCTTGAAAGAGATAACTTGCAAGCAATCCTGGACAAGGTGGAAGGAGAAAGAGCATGAGCAAACAAGACGAAGATACAATATTAAAGCTTTGTATCTTAGTTGGTATGAGAAAAAACGATGAGGATCTCATCAAAAAAGGATATACCAGCGAAGAAATTAAGAAAGCAAAGAAAAGATGTTACAATGCACAGAGGCTTCTTTGGCAGCATCAACTTGATAATCCAATAAGAGAATGAGCAAACAAGACGACTCACTACTCCCAAAGCTCGCAATGGGCATGACGCTATTCTTAGCGCTCAAGTTAGTGCCGAAATTGCTTGCATGGTGGGCGAAGAGAAACAAGAAACAAGGAGAAATATTATGAGTAATTATTTAAAAGACAGAAAAGAAGCACGTGAACTAGTAATTGAAAAATACACAAAAAATGGTTCTTATTTAATTGGGCATGAGAATGGTGAGTTGTATTGTGCAGACAATTACAATCATTTACTTGAATTGCACAAAGATTATCTCAATGACGAACCATTGGTATTGTTAGCGATCAGTGAAGATGATGCTAAAGAATTACAAGATGATTGGAAACTAGACAACGAGGGTATCCCATGCCCTGCAATTAAGATAATTGGAAAGGATGGAGTACCAGCATGAAGACTTACGTAATTTTACCAGACTTGCATGTTGAAATTGATCCACCTCACAAAGTTTGTGTTAGGGATATCTTTTCACATAATCCTTACAAAGAGAAAGTGCGGTATTTCAAGACTGTGCAAAGTGCTGCGAAAAAACTCAGGAAAGAACTTGCTGAACAAATTGACGAGCAAAGTGAAGTTGATCCAGAGGAACACATCATTACGCATGACATTGCCGAAGCATTAAGTGAACTTGAGAAACAAGGAGAAACTTAAACTCTACCCCGTTACCCCTTTAAAAGCGTTTTGATTGTATCACATGAGTATTTACCCTCATAATCAATCAAAACAACTCCTATAGCCCTTCTTGAGCTTCATATGGCATCATATGTATGACAATGTAGTCTCATAAATCCTAGAATGGATTCTTTTGATGTAAACTAGGCTCAGGTTCTTGTGAAGAGAAACGCCCGGTTGGTTTAGTAAAGGTAAGTTTAGTTGCACGCACTTCTCCATTCCTGTTCTTCGCAACATTGCAAATGATATTATCTTTGGTGGGATCTACTTCTTTTTCTCGGTGCATGAGAAGCACACAATCAGCATCCTGTTCAATACTTCCTGACTCTCGCAAATCTGAGAGCATGGGATTTCTGTTAGCACTTTCTAAGGCACGATTTAATTGCGAAAGGGCAAGCACAGGAACTTCATATTCCATTGCCATTGCTTTCAATGAACGAGAAATGTGGCTCACCTCTTGCACTCGTGAGTCATGCCCAGGTGAAGAGAGTAGTTGCAAGTAATCGATTACGATTAAACCAAGCTCACCTTCAAGTCTTTGTTTGGCAATGAATGCAGAGATTGACTGCATGGTGGCTTGGTTATCATCTTTGAATGTAATTGGCCATGATTGCATTGCCTGTACTTGCTTCTCTAGCTTTTGCTTATGTCCGGGTTGCAAGAATCCCTTGCTTGTTGGTTTACGTACTCCACTTGCATTAGACAAAAGTCTTCCACAACATTCTGACGATGACATTTCCAAGCTTGCATAGCTTGTCCTTAAACCACGCTTTGCAGTCTCGTATGTCATTTGTATTGCAAGAGCAGACTTCCCTACTCCTGGACGTGCTGCAAGGACATACAAGCTACCTTTCTTGAATCCACCACCAAGAATTGCATCAAGCTTGGGCAAGCCTGTACTGATTGCTTGTGTACCTCCAGCATCCACTTGAAGAAACTCTGCAAATGCTTCCTTACTTGCTGCTCCACAACTTACCACGCCCTTTCTTTGACTGAGTGACTTTGCAATGGTGTTTACAAATGTCTGAGAAATCTCTTCAGCAGGCTTGCTCTCTTTTAAATCATCATTGGCTTGCCACAATGCACGCTCCACGGATCTCGTGTTACGATGGTTTATTAATTTTTCAATGTATCTTTCAATTGAACCACCACCATACTTCTCAGATAAAAACAATATCTCATCTTTGAGGTGTGCATGTTCAATGATTAAATCAATCTCGTTGCATGGACTGAGTCGCAGGCACGTTTCAAATATCGTTCCACGATCCATGCTAGAGAAGTCATCTTTGGTTAACGCTTCTCCAGCTTGTGCAGTAGCAACTCCACTTTCATCATGCAGCATGGAAGAAAGAACTGCTTGTTCTGCTAGCTCATAATCAATCATCAGGGTGTTTCATGGTAACATCAAAATTCAAGCCATGAGTAGAAACAGAATTATCTACGACATTATCATAGCCTCCATCATTCAACCATGAGTTTGGATGTTTTGCATAATTTCCTTTCAAGCTAAAATGTTCATTGTATTTATCTGCAACTATCTTCGGATCAAGTTCTGCAAGTGCATCCCAATTATGCCTGATAGTCTTGACAACACGTCTTGCAAATTGCTGGTTTTTACATACTTCCCAGAATGCTTGAAACCATGCATGAGTTTGCTCCTTTTTTGCATCCTTGATTTTAGCCTCTGTATTATTTTTCATTATATCGTTAGATATAATATTATTATCTACACACGTGTGTGCGCGAGGATTGTAATACGGGGGTATTACATTGGCATTTTGGATAGTCGGTGCAATGAACTGTGAAATCGCTGCTTTTACGACCTCAGATTTCCTCATTCCGGTGAGCTCACAAAACAACATTAATCGTGCGTTTGCGGACTCGTTTAATCGGAATGATGTTGTGTAACTTTTACCTTCTTCTTTTTCTTCTTCTGACATATTTTTATCCTCCTATTATTGCTATGATCCAGGCAAAAATCATCCATGTCCAAGTGATGATTGCTGCGATAAACATGGCAGTAAATATTATTTTATTCATTATTTTATTAAGTGTTTGCATTGTGCGTGTTTGTATTTGTTTGTAGTATTTGATCTCGCAAAAGTGTTCGAGAGGAGTATTTTTTTATCGTTTCTACAGGTATAAGGTATGCCTTTTTTGGCTGGGTATCACCCTTCCCTGTAAAGATCCGCAGTGGTGGATTCTTCTCCACTATTAAGTCTTTTAACTTCCTTGGAGATATAAATATAAACTCCAATTTTGTGTCGAAGATCCACCAATCTGCCGTTGTTCCCATAAGCCCGGATGGCTTACCATACATTTCTATTTCCACCACTAGGTTGCCAGAGTAGTTCGCCTTCCAATCTTGCTTTACCTCGTATCCTTCCTTGGTGTTTGCCAGGAAGAAATCAAAGCCTGTGAACTTGCCCGGTATTGCTATGGGCTTGTGTCCAAGAGATTGGAAGAACGCAATTAACTCGGCCTCTCGCAGCTTGCCAATGTTAAGACTCGTGTCGAACTCGGTCATGTCTTAGATATTGCAGATCCAACTGCAAGTGCTTGAAAGAATGCGGTGGTTGCTTTCGTTGGCACAATACCACGCACACGCTTCAATCGTTCTCTTTCGTTTTGACGTGCAATTACATTTTGCATGACACGCTTATTCTTTAAACGATTATAGGTTTCTTCTTTGCGATCCTTGATTGCTTGTTTCTCTGCAAGTTTTTGTTTTTTAATTTCTTGATAATGATAATCTAACTTATGGAACGCTCTAGTTGGTTCATTAACATAGCATCTAGTATTATGTGGGTTAAATGCT